GCCGACCCGTCGTAACCGGCAATAAGTTGTTCTGTCAACCCGAATGGAGTAGCAGACACAGACGACGGCCTGCTCCTCTCTGACGCGATATACCGACGCGGGTGGAGCAGATCAGGCGGAGTCTAGTAAACAGGTGGCTCCCTCAAGGCATTTGCCGCCGTTCTTGCGTACAAGAAGCATCTGAGACCGGGTTATACAGGGGGCGAAATCCCGGCAAGTTCGCGTTGATAGCAGCATACGTGCAAAAGTGATAAACTTGCACTGCAAGCCAATCCATGCTATAATAAACTCACCAAAAACGTGTTTGCCCCAATGATGTTAGAGGCACCATTGAGGCAGTATGACAAGGAAGGTGAGTTCCCGTCATGTCTGATAGTATACCTCCCACTATTCCCCACAAACAATGTGTTGGTGAATGTCAACGATTCATCCCCGCTACTCCTGAGTTCTTCCATCACGATAAGCACCAGAAAGATAGCTTGCGTCCTGTATGTAAGGAATGTGTTCGTAAGCATGGGCAAGCCTACCGTGCTCAACCTGCATATCTTGAACACAAGCACGCTTATATGAAAGCCTATCATCGCCGTCCAGATGTGCATGAGCGAAGGCAAGTTTATGGTAAAGCCTATCACGAAGTCTATCGAAACCGCCCAGGAGTGCAAGAGCATCAGCGTTCATATAACAAAGCACGTTGGATGAATCTAGAGGTGCAGGAACGAAGTCGAGAGCAAAAGAGAACTAACTATCATAACCGTCCTGGGATACGTGAGCGTATCCTCGTACGCAATGAAGCTTATCGAAGTCACCCAGGATATCTTGAACACAAGCATGCTTATATGAGCACCTATCATCAGGTTCGGAAGATTCGTCCTGGATTTCGTGAATGGAGACGTGTTAATAGTCATCACCGGCGTGCTCGTAACAGGAAAATTTCAGGTACCCATACTGCTGCACAAGTACATGATATGCTCATACGACATCGCTATTGCTGCTACTTTTGCCATGATCGATTGCGCAAGGATCCAAAGCGGGTCTATGGTTATGATTTTCATATTGAACACACCTTCCCTCTTTCGCGTGTTATAGGTACTGACATTCCTGCTAACGATATGAGTTATCTTGTACCCGCTTGTTCTCCCTGTAACCTGCGTAAAGGCAAGAAATTTCCCTGGGAATGGAGCGAAGGCGGAAGACTGTTGTAGTCTCTTGCGAACCTCTCTGCTGTATGCTATCATTTGAGCAAATGTGCTGATAGCAGCAGATTCTGCAAAAGCAAGCGCAGATGGAATTTCCGTCTGCGCTTTTTGTTTATCGGGAGCAACCTATGTCAAAAGTTTTGTGTAAATTCCACCTGTATAGTATTGAGCGGATTCCCTGGTATGGTGAGCAGAAAGAAGCTACTAAGTTCAAGTTCGCTCCCGATCAAGGAGAACCGTTTGGAAAGGCAACGCCACAAGGCAATATTGAGATAGTTGTGGTGAACCCTGCTGCGGCAGAACAACTCACGAAACATCAGATCAATACGAGTTTCTATGTGACGTTTGAACCAGTAGAATAACACATGGCACGCCGCGCATGGATACTTCGCTACTTGCTTGAGGATGCGCTGCTTGGCATTCTTGTGCGCCTCGTCCTGCTGAAACGGAGGTGGAAGGATTGAACAAGACGATCTTCTATTGCTGCTCGACTTCCTTTACGCTGATGCGAGAAGACGGGCCATATCGTCGATGGTGTTGTTCGCAGTGTGGGCAAGTGTTCTCTATCTCTGCTACTGCGTCTATCCCAGTGCCTCACGAGATGCATACAACCGTCGCTCAACTCGTACAGCCAACTACCGCAGACAACTACGGGAAGCCGGTGCAGCCATGACCCTACATTCTCGTCTTGATGCCACCACACAAACATGGCGCAAACCCGATGAGCCACGCGCCTTCACGCTCAAGTTCGACCAAAGCAAGCTCAAGTCTGCCAATCCTGTCCGTAGGCAAGAGTACCAGGAGTGGAAGGAAGTCGAAGGCATTCTCTTCACCAGCGGCGCGTGCATCCTTGATCGCAGTTTCATGAACTACTTCCCCACATTGACCGACCTGTGCGACTCCTTTGGCACGATTGGACACTATAAAATCCAATGGCACGATGAGCAGGAAGAGGCAACAGAGTGAGTCTCAACTATCCATCGCGTGTGACGAAGCAGCATATACGAAATCCCCCAACGCGTGATGTGAATGCAACGCAGCGGGTCGCACTTGCTATGAAGATGCGAGCGAAGAAGGACACATACGATGAGATTGCCAAAGCCTGTGGGTATGGTTCAGCACAAGCAGCACATAAAGCCGTGATGCGAGAGTTAGAGCGTACCGTGTGTGTCAATGTGGATGAGTTGCGCCGTGAAGAACTGGACTCGCTTGAACGCTTAGAGGTGGAATGCTGGAAAAGGCTAGAGGAAACAAAGTTTGAGACGCAAAAGCTCTTTGCTGTGGATAGGATATTGGCGGTGAAGGAACGTCGCGCCCGTTTGATGGGCCTCGATCTCTCCAACGACAACGCCATTGCCGCCGCGCAAATCATCGTGCAGGAAGTACCATCGCAATACTTAACCGGGCCTGCACCTGTGGCAGAGGTGGAAGCATGAGCAAGAAGCACAAGTATACAGGACCGATCATCCGTGTCTCTGTCACTGTAGGACCAAAGGGCGTCAGGACGGCCACGTTACAGCAGCGAGCACATGTTGATACGAAAACTGGATATGAGACCTGGGAAGATGTGAGACCACTTACTATCACCCCTGATGGCGAGATTGTCCTCAGTGAAGATATTCCATCTTCTATCCTTCTTGCGGGGGTGATAGAAGCATGACGACCTACGCGCCGCCTAAAACTGAGATACGTGTCCCTGCTCCTGAGTTACGCGGCGCAGCGCTTGCCCTTGGCTCTTGCCAGGATAGAGAGGTATGCATCGAAGGCTCTGCTGGCACCGGCAAGACGGTTGGTGCACTCTTCAAGATACACGTGCTGCTCTCACGCTACCCTGGAGCGCGTGCGCTCGTGGCAAGGAAAACCAACACGGCGTTATCCGGTTCGGCTATGGTGACGTACCGTGACAATATCTTGCGTGGCCGTCGTGACATCAGATGGTTTGGTGGCAACAAGGTCGAGCCTGCTGCATATCGCTACCCCAATGGCTCAAAGATGATTGTCAATGGCTTGGATAAGCCTGAAAAGGTCATGTCATCCGAATTTGAGTGGGCGTACATAAATGAGGCTATCGAGTGCGAGCTAGATGACATCGAGTTCGTGCGTATCAGACTCAGACCTCGCACCAACGGGCCAAACGTGCCATATCGCCAACTCATTATGGATGTCAACCCTGATGCGCCTGAACACTGGTTGAACCTGCGCATGAATGAAGGCATCACCACCCGTCTTACCTCACGCCATCAGGATAACCCGCGCTACTGGGATGCGAAAACGCAAGACTGGACAGAGGAAGGCCGGGAATACATCTTCGGTATCCTTGAAGGATTGACGGGTGTACGCCGCGCGCGCTTCCTCTATGGCTTGTGGGTAGCTGCTGAAGGCTCTGTATACGAGGATAGTTGGGATAGAAGGCGCAATGTCATCGACTCATTTCCTATTCCGAAGGAGTGGCCGCGTTACATGATAGTGGACTTCGGCTTTACGAATCCATTCTGCTGCAAGTGGTATGCGATGGACGGTGATGGCAGAGGCTATGTCTATCGTGAACTCTACCATACAAAGCGGCTGGTAGAAGATCACGCCAAACAGATCAAGCATCATTCCCGTTGGGGGCAAGAGCATGGCGATCCGCTGCCACGAGCAGTTATTTGCGACCATGACGCTGAAGACCGGGCAACACTGGAGCGCCATTTGGGACTCTACACCATACCGGCTCAGAAGAATGTGTCAGCAGGCATCCAGGTCACAGCTTCGCGCTATCGTGCAGCAGGTGATGGCAGGCCGCGCTTGATGTACTTTCGTGATTGCCTGGTGGAGCGTGACCGCGATCTTGTCAGCAGGAAGAAACCGACATGCAGCATTGAAGAGGTGGATGGCTACATATGGGATACGCGGCAAGGGGTGAAGAAGGGTGAAGCTCCATTGAAAGAAGATGATCATGGGATGGACTGTGACCGCTATTTCTGTGCTCATTTCGATTTGAAGCCAAGCGATATCCGCTATAGTGCGAGGATATATTGATGGTTACACAAGCGCCCACACGTCCACCTCCAACGCAACAAGCCATGCAGCCGGTGTACGAGATCACCGAAGAGGACAAGAAGCGGCAGCAGCGCATAGCCGAGGCATGGAAAGCCTACAATGGCGAACTGAAACCGCCTCTTGAGAAGATGCCTGGGCAACCCGATGACAATGTGAATAGCAACCGCTGCCAACCAATCGTTGATGCCGGTGTGTCCTTCCTCTTCGGTAAAGAAGTGGAGCTTGCAGTGGAGGACACTGCTCCAAAGAAAGCGCAAACACTGCTTGACACGACATGGGGGCGCAAGGAGCGCCGTTTACCACTACTTCAAGACCTTGCCATGAATGGCGCGATGGCTGGCACGGCGTTTCTGCGTATCGTGCCAGGTCCACAGCAAACCTTTCGCCTCGTCGTCGTCGACCCGGCCATTGTAGTAGGTGTGAAGACTGCACCGCAGGACTGCGAGACGGTGCTGCTCTATTGCATCGAGTATTGCACTGACGAGAAGATTGATGGTCGCCCACAGCGCATCTACTACCGCGAGGAAATCACACGCATCGACCCTGATAGCGCTGAAGACATAGGGCAGTACGAAGACATCAACGCAGGCATTGACGAAGATGTGACATGGCAAATTCAGCACTGGACACAGGTCACATCAACCATGATGCAGCCGAAGAACACAGGATGGAAGCCAGCAGGACCGCCGCTCATCTGGCCCTATCCCTTCGCACCACTCTTCGCCTGCAAGAATTTGCCCATGCCGAATAGCTTTTGGGGCAAGCCTGACGTGACGCCGGATATCATCGGCATGAACAACGCTTTGAATCTTGTCTTGAGTTGCATCAATCGTATCGAGAAGATATACGGCGGCCCGATCATCTATGCTCCCGGCACTGGCGAGCAGGTCATCAACATTGAACCGGGCAAGATCATTCAACTGCCTCTCTTCGAGAACAAGATTGAAGCTGTCACCATCCATAGCGATGTGAGCAATGCACTGACCTTTGCCGAGGACTTGCGCTCAGACATGGATGAGGTGAGCCACGTTCCAGGCATCGCTACCGGGCGTATGAAGGATGCGCCGAAGGGTCGCATGTCAGGCATTGCCATTGAACTGCTGTTCATGCCGCTCTTGAAGAAGAATGACAAGAAGAAATGCACCTATGGCGAGATGCTTATCAGCGTGTCCAAGGCACTGTTTGTGCTGGCACACCTCACAGGGGATATCGATCTTGAGATAGCGTGGCAAGACCCAATGCCTAGCGCTGACCTGGAAAGCGTGCAGGCGCTCGTGGCAAAGAAGCAAATAGGCATCAGTAACACAACGCTTCAGCGAGAAGCAGGCTATGACCCGGACGAGGAACTGCAATTGTCGCAAGCTGAGAATGAGCAGGCAGCGGCAGACTATGCCGCGCAGCAACTACTCATGCCAGCACAACCAGGGCAAGCACCTGCACAACCAGGCAAGCCACAACCGAAGCAAACGCAACTCATAGGAGGAAGGCAACCATGAATAAGGACACCATCAAAGGACGAGCGCGCATCCTGGTGAGTGATAGCGTGGTAGAATGCGCACCCGTCAAGATTGAGAAGCCGAAGGCAGGTCAAACCTCTTGGGGCATGATAGAAGCCAAAGAGGTATTTGATACCTTTGCTGCCTTCCTGCTTCTACCAGAAGGCTACACCATCATTGGTGTCTACTTCGATGTACCAAGCTATAGCTGGACAATCATTGTGGAAAGCGATGCTATTCCTCTGCCTGAAGAGGGCATGATGATACCTACCCTTGAGCTCGTCTACCAGCGCACAGAGGACGGTAAGGTGAGCATTGTTGATATGCAACTGAGAGGAGCATAGATATGGCCGATACCAGGAAGACCGGCAAGTTTCGAGGCAAGTCCAACAAGCTCGGACATGGCGGGCGTGCCGCACAACTCAAGGCTCGTGGCGTCCCTGGAGGCGTCATCGGCGCGATAGCACGGCGCAAAGGCGCCGCACCCGGCCAAGCCAATTATCACGGCAAATAGAAAGGATAGATTATGCATCCAAATGAACAACCTACCGCAATGACAGATGAGCAGGAGCAGATGAGGCGTGTAGAGGTGAAAGCGCGGATAGAGCGTGATTTTACGTACCATCCGCCCAAAGGCGATCAGCAAGAGCGATACGTGAAACTGCGAGAGAATGCAAAGTTTCTTGCCCATCTCATTGTTGAGTTGACGCCTGCGTCACGAGAGCAATCCCTTGCCTTGACTCACCTTGAGAATGCAATTTTTTATGCAAACGCTAGCATTGCCAGGAATGAATAGCCATCAATCAATAACTATTCATTGCATAATTATTCAAAGGATGATACACTATGGGTGATGAAACTACACCAGTTGCGACCCCGGCGGTTACTGCTGGAAGCACCCCGGCCCTGGCGGCCACCACAACCACAACGGCACCCCCGGCGGGTGACGAGCAAGAAACCATCTCGCTTGCAGAAGCCCGCAAACTGCGCCATGAAGCCCAGGAGCTACGTAAACGCATCAAGGCGTATGACGATGCTCAGGCGCAAGCAGAGGCAGCCAAGCTCAGTGAAACCGAACGTCAGGCGAAAGAACTCGCAGATAGCAAGCAACGCAATGAAGACCTGGCAGCCGAACTCATGGAAGCGCACGTACACCAGGACATTGCCCGCTTTGCCAGCAAGTTCAACTTCATCATCTCGCCCGATCTCATCGCGCGTCTTCTCGACTTTGCAGATGTCGAGTGGGATGAAGACACAGGCCGACCGACCAACATTGAGAAACTGCTGGAGAAGCTGGCGAAGTCTGCGCCTGACCTGGTGAAAGCAGAGCAAGCGCCCACGCAGCCGCAAGCACGGCAAGCGCCCACAACGCCTGCGATGAATCCGGGTCGCTCAAGCATCGCTAGCCCTGGCACAAGTATGCCAGGCCGCATTCCACGTCTTGAAGACCTTGAGATGTGGGGTAAGCGCTAAACAACAACTGAACATGATCTTTTGTATCTCGTGCTGAGTGCCTTTTGAGAGACATTTGGCAGGGGATGATAGGAGTGTCCTATGACCGTAGCATCCGGGACATTTACGCTTGCCGACTACGC